ACTCAAAGTTGCAACCGAACACCCTAAGGAAAACACTAGGAACACCTACGAATCTACCTTCGCCTTGAATTGAATAAAATGCTTCCGAATACCTGAGTTTCATATTATGACATTATATATAAGTGCTAACCACAAATCAATTACTTTTTAGCGCTTTTGGTTGACCGTTTCTTAGCTTCTGCTTCTTCCTTTTTAATTTTTTCATCTAAATATTTTGGCCTACGCTTGACTACCTTCTTACCTTCATTAGCTTTATCCGCTGCTGCGTTATCTGCTTCTGCTTGTTCAATCATACTTCTCATATAACTTAGGTAATCATTAGAGTGCTGGCTTCCGTCTGCACTCTGTTCTAATATTTGATCTATGTCCAAGCTCTTAATATATTTGAACTTGGTTTCCATTTGTCTTTTCTCTTTTTGGATACGCCTGATAAAAGCGTAGTATGTGATTTGTGTAAAGTATGCAAAAGGATTTCTTGATTTTGCTGGATCAAAGTTGTCCATATATGTAAGACAGTTTTCAATACCATCTAAAATCATTTCATCTCTAAATGTATAATTTACAAAGTTTGATTTATATGCTAAGTGGTTTGCTATTTTAACAAAGCACTCACCAATATAATTTGTTACGCGTGGCCTTTCCTCACCACTCTCTTCTGCTTCAATTCTTAGCTCCCTATACGCACTTATCTTTTCAAGGAATTCCTTGTTGTCTATATAGTGTGCTGAATTAGGATCTCTCCTTACTCTTTTAGCCATAATATACTCCTAATGTATTTTGCCTTTTATAATTGCATCTGCAAGTTGTGTCATTGTATCTGCATCCAACTCAAGATCATCGTTCTCATCTTCACCTATTAAGCCACCTTCCCATTGTTGCTCTCTAAAATATATAGTATCAACCATCTTATTGTAGCCTTCTACGAATTGTTCTTGTAATGATGAAAATGTAAGTATTTGATATCTCTCAATAGTAAATGTGTGTTCTGATGCTATTGGCACCCAAGGTCTTAAACTAACCTGTTCTCCTAATACATTACCAACTGGTGCTATATTAGATATTAATTCTATTGGATGTTCTATCTCAACAATGTCACCATCTACTGTAAGTTTACCAACTATTGTTGTACCGTCCATTAATTTTAATATACTTATTTCAGACATCTATTTTAACAAGTTTATAATCAAAGCCTTCTTCGTTATAAATCTTGATCCTCTCTATTAAGTGGTGCATAGTATAGTTCTTTTTACTTTTCCATGACAAGTCATCACCAATATCAAAAAGATTACACGACACTTTCTTATCTCCTTTACGGAGACCTCTACCTATTGACTGTAAGTTTCTTATTCTACTCTTACTAGGAGAGGCAAAAACAATATTATGTAAGTTCCTTATATTTATACCCGTAGAAAATGTGCCGTATGAAGCAACAATAATAGCATCGTTTTCTTTTTCTGTTAATGCTCTTATCTCTTCTCTTGTTTCTGTATCTGTGCCTCCATATACAAAAAATACTTTCCTATCTTTACATTCTTTTTCTAACATCTCATGAAGTACTTTACCATGCTTTTCTACAAATTGAAATAACACTAAGGTATTACCTTCTTGTGCTTTAGTTAAGTTCTTTATAATATCATTACGATCTGGGTGTGTTACTATCCAATCTATTTCTTCCTGGTATGTCATACCTTTTATTTCTTTTCTATGAGCGTCTTTCCAATTAAGCATACAACATATTATTTTTAAATTGGCCAGCTGTTTATTGTCCATAAGTTTCTTTGTTGTAGTAACCTTATGTACCTGTCCAAACACACCTTCTAATACTAACCTATGTGTCTTAGTTCCGTCTAATGTTCCTGTTGTTCCTATTCTATAAGGTGTATTAACACATTTATTCATTAAAGTTGTTAATGATTTTGCCTTAAATAAATGCGCTTCATCTCCATAGAATACATCAAACTGCTCAAACCATTGTTTAGGATATTTGTATATAGATTGCCATGTACTAATTGTTATAGGATATTCATTTGTTTTTACTTTACCACCATATATCCTATGACAATTTTCTTGCACCTTCCAACCATTGGCAGTTGAATAGTCTTGAAAGTCCCCATACATTTGTTCTACCAACGATGTAGTAGGTACAATTATTAGTTGCTTCCTACCTTTTAGCTGGTGATAACGAATAAGGCTGTAAATAATAAGAGACTTCCCACTAGCAGTAGGAGATAAGAGTAAAACTCTCCCATCTTTAATTGCCTTTGTAACTGCTTCTTTCTGATAATCGCGTATCTCGATGTCTTTCTCATTTGATTGTAACCTCAGCTCCTGTGTGAATCTATCAATGTCAATTTCTTCACCAATATTAGGCATGTCTATTTCTATATCATACTCTAATGTATCAGCGAATTCTTTTAAGTAAGGCAATAAGCCTATGTATAATTCTCTATTGTATATATTAAATAGTCTTGCTTTGCCATCCCATATTTTCTTTTTATATAGTGGCATAAACCTTGCACCAGGTATTTCAAAAGTAAAGAAGTCACATATCTCTTGTGCAGTGCTTTGGTCTGTGTCTATTGAAATATGTACTTCGTCTTTCTTTGTTACCTTGATCAACTTTTTTTGCTCCTAGATACCGGCCAAATATTTTTTACTAATAAGACCCTTGCTGAAACTTGGTCCATTCAATAGCGTTTTTGATATCAAAAGATCTGCTAGAAATCGACTTCATAACACTCTCACATAGGGTCATACAAGTGTTTATATACTCTAATTTATCAGTTAATTTAATAACTTCAGGGTCTGTATCTAAGAAGTCATTCATTTGATTATTGAGTGGAGCATTACCTAAGTACTGATCCCACCCTAAATCATTTAATTCTTTTTGGTCTAACTCACCACGATAATATTTCCATTTAAGCCTTCTAATGTTAAATAATTCACTCTGGGCTCTCCTACCTTGTAATCTAAAGGTAGTTAAATGGTTTAAATATTTAGAATGTAATTCTGGGATGCGTGTGGCCTCCTGTCCTAGGTTAAGTTCGTCAACCTTACAGTCTTTTTGCCACATGTCTTGTAGTTCTTTTAGAGTTATCATAATATATACATTATAGGCTCTTATGTAGTAAGAGTCAACATGTTATTGTACCTTTTGGTATTATAGTACTTCTATTTCAAATAGTGTGTATCTAAACATAGCTACTCCTACCATATAATCAGTGGAACCAGTAACTATCTCAAAATCTAACCCTTGTAGACTAATAGGGAAAGCATCTTGAAAGTTAAATATTATTTTTGGGTTGTTGTTAGAATCTAACAGGGTTAATGTTGCATCACTTGCCATAGCTAACCCATGTTGCCTGGTTGGATTTATGTCAGGGAATCTATATTCTTGTGTTTGAGCAAACTTTTTAAACTGTTCAGAGTCTCTAGGGAAACCTAGGCCTACCATCCAATCATATAGTTCTTTATAATTTTTCATGTCCTCTTGTATGAGGAACCTAATCATTAAAGTACCAAATTCTATTTTATCACCTGGATGGCCTACATCTACAAACCTCGTGGACTGTTGTGCAGGTGGTAAATTCATTTCTGGAATGTTTGCTGCGTTACAAAAATAACTTGTATTAGGAATGTTATGTATCTGGAATTTAAATGCGTTGGGACGCAAATAATCTAATTCATTAGGATTATTTTCACTCCACGATGCTTCTGTAACATTCGTAATATTAGTTGTTGTCATCTACCTTGCCCTCTATATTTTTTATAGCTTCTTTTTTTATGTTTATTCATCGTAGAAGTAGAACACTTAACTCTTCTTCCTCTACCACCTATTCCTTGTGATGATGCTTTCTTTACACCCTCGTGCCTTATAATTGTTCCCCATGATCTTGCCATTTTTTGTCTCCATAATTAAAATCCCACACTTTCTCCACAACCACAAGCGTTAGATTCCATAGGGTTCCAAAATGTGAACGCCTCATTAAGTCCATCTACTTGCCATCCAATTACTGTGCCGTCTAAGTAACTTGTTGACATAGGACAAATCCACATTTTGAATTTGCCATAGTCTATTTCCTCATCCTGCTCAGTTTTTGGTCCATCAGCATAGTTAAAGTCATACTTAAAACCTGCACAACCGCCTCCTAATAAAGCAAGTCTAATACCAGGCGATTGTTTAACTTCTAATCTTTTAATCACTTGATTCATTGCTTCATCAGTCCACTCTATCATTCAGGTCCTCCGTTATGTCTTCTGTGTTTCTTTTCGTCCCAATCTTTAAGGGCTCGTTTTATACTGTCTTCTGCTAACACAGAACAATGTAATTTAATAGGCGGTAATTCTAATGCTGCTGCTATATCTTTATCTTTAATTTCTAAAGCTTGTGTCATTGTAATACCCTTAAGCATTTCAACAAACATTGTTGAACTAGCAATAGCTGAACCACAGCCATAAGTTTTAAATTTTACATCTTCTATGACATCAGTATCAGGATTTACTTTTAAATCTAATTTCATAACATCTCCACATGCTGGTGCTCCTGTCATTCCAGTTGCCACATTTGGATCTTTAGGATCGAATCTTCCTACTCCATGATCATGAGGATTATTTAAAACATCATTAAATCTTTGTACTACCTTATCTGAATACGCCATAAGTCTTCTCCGTATAATAGTATTTATAATACTTTCTATTTAACCATAAGTCAATTAGGACGAATACCTTTTGTATAAATAAAAATGTCCACAACGGACATGACACATACACACAGGAGAAAATTATGTCAGATAATAAATCAGGGTTCGAAATCAGAGCCGACTTACTAAACCAAGCCCAAGGTATCCTACAGGATAACCGTTCAATGAAAATGGATTGGTATCACAATCAAGTATGCAGAGCACAAGACAATAAAGATGTTGCGTGGCCTGAATATCCACAAGAAGCTTTAGCACCTATAACACCACAAGATGTTATTGCTGTCGCTAAACAATTTAACGAATTCGTTAATCAAAAATAATCGTTCAGATAAAAAAACGGGCTGCCTATTGGTAGCCCGTTTAACTTCTATTTCTAGAAAAGACCTAAATTACATTAAGTTTGTAACTTTAACTGATCTGTAGTACTGGTTACGGTCTGCAGTAAATGTGTCTGCATCTGTAGTGCCGTCTGACTGCATTACGAATGGATTAGCAATCATGCCATACCTAGTTTTGAAACCAATCTTAGGTTGGAATGTAGCTGGGTCTATAGCCCTAACCATTTGTAGTGGGACATAAGGACAGTAGAAAAGACCTGCGTCATAAGGGCTTGTGCCTTTATAACCACAAACATAGAACTGGCTAGCAGCTCCTGTGTTTGCTGAATATGGGTCAATATATACTTTGTAACGACCGTTTAAAACACCAGCAAATGTATTACCTGTGTCATCAACATTTAAGTTAGTTGATAAAGCTGGTGCATAGTCAAGTACACCTGACATTGAAAGGGCACTAGCCACATCTGATGAACAGATGATGAAGTTTCCTTTTCCACGCCTTGTGTCTTGTGCTATAACATTAGCATCACGCTCGATATTAAATAAAAGACCTTTAAATCTTTCTACGGACCATCTACCATTACTGTCGACATCTAAATCGAATGTGCCAGCTGTAGCAGTTGAGGCTGAGCCTGTTTTTGCTACTTTGTAAATAGTTCTAATGACTTCCCTGTTAATTTCAGCAAGTATTTCTTGTGAAAGGATATTAGAAAGTTCAGATTCTGCATCTAGACCATGAACAGCTTTCAAATCTTGTGCAAGTTCTACGGTGTACTGTGCTTTCAATGCTCTTGATTTAGCAGTAACAGTAGTCTTCTCGATTGAGAATGCCATTTCTTGTAGTGTAGTTGAGTCTCCAAATCCTTCTGCAGTGCTTGTGGTTACGCCTGCTCCAGTTGTGTAAGAACCGTCTACTGGATTAGCTCCAGCGTGTGTTCCGCCACCTGAAAAGTCAGTGTCTGCTTCGTTAAATAAAGCCTCAGTTCCAGCTTGTGTGCTGTAATGAGATTTCATTGCGAATATAAGACCTGTTGGTCCAGACATTGGTTGTACTCCACAAACATCGTAAGCCATAAGGTTAGGTAAAGCACGTCTAACTAACGATATTAATATCGGATCATAGTTATCCACGCCTGAACCTGTTTGGTTAGCATGTGTAGCCTCGAAAAGAGCTTCTTTTTCTTCACGAAGAGCCTTCTCTTGGTTTTCGAGTACTACTGTGGTAACAGCTTTCTTATAAGGATCTTGAATTTCGCTTAACTCAGGATGCTCAAGAACTGGTTCCCACTTCTTTTGTAGTTCTTCTGAAAGATACATCAGTTTCTCCTTGTTTACTTTGTTTGTTATTTTATAACTTAATTATTTATAAAAATGTTAATTTTTAACCTTATCAAACTTCGCTGCTTGAGAGATACCTTGTACATATCTACTCATCACGGTGTTGTCTGTTAAAGTTCCCTGATCAACGCTATCTTCTAGCT